TTATCATTATTAGCAATTATTTTAGTGTTGGGCTCGAGCTCTGCTTTTGCTTACAATTCATATGAAGAGGAGATGTTAAGATTAATGAGGCAGAGAGAAAATAATGAAGAGAGGGACAGACTTGAAAGAAGAGCTTCTGAAAGAATGGATAGATTAAAAAGAGAACAAGGGTTTTATTATTAATGTGAGATATAAGATGTCTGAATTTCTTTCTTTATGCGTTATATGTTTAATCGGTGGTTTATTTATTGGTATTATATGTATTATAGGATTTACATTGGGAACAATGTTAATTTCATCATTTATTTAAAAAATATTCATCATTCTCGATTAAATAAACCTCTCATAAGTGGATACCCAATGCCAGCGGCAGCACCTCCACCTAATCCCATAAGCGCACCTTTTCTTAAAAAGTTCATAACATCTTCCCTAATTTGACCTGATTCCACACCCTTTTCTATATTTCTATGGCGAGACGGGACTTTTCTTTGGAATTCTTGATCTTTTGCTAATGCTTTTGCTAGCCCCTCTTCCGTAAGTTTCTTTTCACCATATTTAACAATATGTTTATTATATTTAAGGGGCGCGACTTCTTTCCCATACCATGTATTTATGTCTTTTAATTTACCGGCTAATTCTGGATTATTACTATCGCGTAATGCTCTTTCCATCTCATTTTCGATTTTTTTGACAGCTTTTTCAGCTACTCTAATAGCATTGTTTTGATGGGCTGTGAGGCTTCTTTCTGAATTCAAACTTGCAATACCTTTTTTTAAATCACTTGCTGCAAAATGAGCATTTTTCATACTATCATTTTTTAAAAATTTTCTAAAAGATTTCATATATTTATTAGGTATACCCTCTTTTAGCGCTTTATAATTAAATGCTTCTTTTAATGATTTACTTAAAAGCGCATTGAAATGTTGTGGATTTTGAGCTAGTTCAAATATATGTTTATCTTGTAAAAGTCCTGTTCTAAAAATATTATTTGCACCAGCTTCTCTAGATTGTTCAAAAAAATTTCCATAAATATTCTGAGCTTCTTTTGTTAATGCTTCTGTATCACGTAATACCTCTTTTCCTGCTTTTTTAAGAGGCTTAAGTTTATATTCATGAATTCCGCTAGCTATTTTACTACCTACCTGACCAACATTCGGTAAAGTAGCTCCAAAAAGGCCACCCCATGCCGAAGCGGTTCCCCTTTCTCCTTCTGGTGTTTCACCCGTTAAATATCCAGATAAAGCTCCAGCCCCTGTTCTTGTAAGTGCACCAATATTGCCAGGTAATCGTGATAAAACTTGCGCAGTTTTACCATAGGTCCCTATAGGTAACACTGCCCCACCAGCAAAACTCCCTATTCCCCCTGCCATTTCTCCCAATGGTTCTCCAGACATTAAATATGAGAGGTCTTGATGTGGAATTCTTGGAATAGTTTCATTCCCTGTAATAGTATTAACAATGTGCGATGGAACATTTGCGATAGAAGTTAAACTATTCATTAAGCCCTGCCCAAATCTAGTATTTATATCATTTAATAATTTATCTGTAAGAGATTGATTACCTCTTCTTTTCAATTCTTCTTGAATTAATTGTTGTCCTTTTTGGGCCATAGGTAACTGACTTTGAATTTGAGAGGCTCTTTTTAAATAATCTACGACATTTTGAGGTTCCGGTTGTTGATAAGCTTGTTGTGGCCGTTCTAATTGAGCTGAAGGCTGTACCCCTACTCTTGAGTAAAAATCATTTTGAGGCATATCAGAGTAATATTTTTGATGAAGTTTACTTGCAAGCTCTTGATCGCTCAAGTCTTCATACATGGGATACTTTTTACGTATTTCTTGAATATTTACCATTACCTTATCCCTAAAGGATCTTCTAATGCCTTACCACCTTGATTTAATCCTTCCTGATACATATCCTGAAAAGCTTTTCCTTCTTTTTCTTCGCCTCCAATTTCTTCCCCTCGATATGCTTTTTCAAAATTATCAGCAATTATTCCCAATTCAACTTGAGCTTGCCGATATTCGTCATCGGCTCTTTGAAGTAATTCTTGAGGGGCAAAACTCAATGCCTCCCTCAAAGCAGGAGGATAATTATTTGTCAGAGATTTTTCTATAGATTTTTCTTCTGATTTTGTTGGTTTACCCCCGTGCAAACCACGAACTTGTGAAATTGCGCGTTCAGGAACTAACATCATTGCTAAAGTTGCTTGCACTATTCTGTCCCCAAGCTCTTTCTTTTTTTTCGGGTCGTTTGTAGCACCATAAGCCGCGATATCAATCGGTACATTAGCAATACCTCTCTTACCTTTATATCGTTGATTTAAACTATATTTTGGATCGGCCAAAGCTTTAGCTTCAACATTTCCTAGCGCTCTAAAATAAGTAGTATTACTTTGAGCAGCGGTCATGCCTTTTTTATTACTTTCAATTCTTGCCTTTACCGCTTTAGCTTGCCATGAGTCTTTACCATACTCTTTTTCATATCTCTCATAAGCTGATATATCTTTTTCCATATTACTAGGAGCATAAGTCTTACCTTGAGAACGTGAGTCTGCAAGAGATTGTTCTTTAGCAATTTTAGCTTCCATTAATCTTTTTTTAAGCTCATACATTTCTGGATTTGCTTCGGCTTGAGAACGAGCTTGGGATTGATCTAATCTTGATTGAAGTAATTGTTCATTAAGTCCTCTCATTCGTTCTTCTTGGGCAATTTCTTGAGGACGCCCAGCCACTTCATAAGCGCGCATCATATTCTCAAAAAGACTTTGACGAGGCTCTTGATGTTTACTTTGAAATACACGACTAAAGTCAAATGGTGTAATTGGCATATCTACCTCTTAAAAAAAGTTATCGCTTGATTGCCTAGGAGCTAATCTTTGATTAAAACCACCCCCGAAAGCCCGGGCAGCAGCCCCCGCCAAGCCTGTAATCATATTCAAGCGATCGTACTTAGCGCGTTCAGCTGCCTCACGCTGAGCCATTTCACCGGCTGAAGCCAAGCTTGCTTGCTGACCAAGATTGGTTCCCCTAATATTTGCCATATCACTTGCGGCCCTAAAAGCTCTATCAGCCCGGGATTGATCCATTCCAACCAATCCTTGAAGGCCTCCAGCAATACCACTCGTTTGGTATTCAGTAGCTTTTTGAAGTGCATCTGCTAATGCAAGGCCATAATTTTGGGTTCTTTCTTGATGACGTTCACGTCCAGCTAACATTTTCTCAGCACCTGATTGATATCGTCCAATTCGTCTTTCTTCACCACCAAGACCTGTTTGCTGAATACCCAAAATATTTTGCAAATATTGCTGCATGTTTTCTGATAATAAATCTCGAACGCCTTCTGCTTCTTGCAATTGATGATAAGGAGTCCCCGCAAATCCACCGGCAGCTGCTGTATTTCTCATTCCTTGTTTTAAGCGATTTTCTGCAAATTGATAAGCACGAGAAGGTTCATAACCCCTCATAATATTTTCCATAAAGTCTTTAGGCGTTCTTGCCATCTGAGTATATTCAGCCGGCATTTCTCGATAATCTATTCCAGGATTTTCATATAAATCTGGGAAATGTTGGGGTCCGGGCAAAGTTTTTGCATAAATCGGCATATTTTTAAATAAATCCATCGTCATATGGTGCAAGCCATGCTCACTTTGCTGGGCTGGAATCCTTTGACTAATGTATGGATTTAAATATCTACCCGTTTGTCTTGGAATTTGATTTAGATAACTCATGCCTGCATTTGCGGGATTTCCGCCTTCACTTCGACCGCCCCCTGCAGCAAGTGACGAAACCGCGCCTAAGGCTAGTGGTAAAAAACTTGCGACCATAAATTTCTCCTATACGCTCGTCACGGTTTCAACGGTTCCCGGGGCAACTAAAATTTGAAGTTTTCCAAGGTCTGAATTAAACCATTGCCTAAATGCTTGAATTGGCGGCACTACGGCAAGAAGGTCTGTTACTTGGGCATTTGTTAAAGTTGGTAGATAAAAACCATAGTTATTAAACCAATCTCTTAGGGTTTGGTTAAACTCAGCATGATAGTTTTCTTGGTTTTCATTTTGAATATACGGGGGTAAATCCCAAGGAGCTATACTCATGCCACATCCACCATTCCGTTATAAGCTACAAACCTTGACATATTCCAGAAACGCAACATTGGCGTCCAGGAATTGCAAGCACCCATCTTCTCCCAGTTTAATATATTTTGCCTGTGAGCTACAGGATTTAGAACTCTTGATACGGGATTTCCGAAACTTTGAGCACCATCTATGGAGATGGATAAATCCACTCGTGGTTTAAAGGGAATTTGACCGAAGTCTAATTCATAGCCCGGGAATTGTCCCTCTAGATAAATAGGGAGACCTCCTTCTGTATAAATAGGCACGTCAGATAAAGGACTATCAATCTCTGTATGGATTGGGTTATCACCAACTATATCGTAATAGTTAGTATCTTGACCTTGTTCGATAGTCATCACAAAGGAGTTCGGTCTGAATTGGGCGCTATCGTCTGAATATAAAGTGTCGCAAACCCGGACCCTCGGTATTTCATAATTGATAAGAGGATTCGGAGGATAAATGCTTTTAAGGTTTTCATTATAAGTCGTCAATTCCGTACTGGTTTCGTACAATGCTCCATTGGTAAGAGATATGAAATAAGAGGTTCCATTAAATAAAACATATTCGCGAGCGGGATGAAAATTTAAATTATGGTCAGTAAGCCAAAAGAACATCTGCGTATTAAAATCATATAAAAACGTGTAATTGTCAGCGGGATTATAAAATGTAAGTTGATAAAGCAAATGTCCGCTTAATTTATATAACATCGCTGTTGATTGGGCAGGATATTTAATATGAGATAAAATATGGTCTATTCCAAATCCTGAAATAGGTTTAGCTTCTCTTCCATCAAAAGTCATGATAACGGGACTGTTTCTTTCATTTATAGCAAGCCATGCAACAAAAGTATCAGAGCGTGCAATGGTTGATATGGAGGCACACCCATAATCAATATTATAAGTTGAGTTTCTTCTATAGTTTTGAAGCCCCCCTACTTGCACCCAAATTTCAGATACAGTAGTCCCCATGACAAAAACGTTATTTGATTGGCCTGGAAGTCTAATAACAGCTAGAGCATTGTCAGGTTTCGTTTGGATGGCGAATACACCGCCCCCATTTGGCACAACTCCAATTGTTGTAGCGGCTGTATATTGAAAAACATACCAAGCAGAACCGTTGGCGGCTTGCTGATTAGAGTTTCCAACTAAAAAGAAAGTATTATGGTATTCAATGTAATTTGGGGTGAGGCCGCCAACTGGAGTCTGTACAGTTAAATTTGGAAAAAGACTCCAATTGTAGATATAAATATTAACACCATCGACAATTGCAATTTGTTGATTTAGATTTTCATCAATAAATACTTCGCCAACAGTGGTGGTTAATGTTCCAATGACGGTAATATTTAACGGAGTATCAATTCTTAAAACTTGAGAATTGACAACGGCTATCAAGAAATTTCCACGAGTTGATAAGAAGATTCCTCGACCAACTCCATCAGCTAAAAGGTTTGCTGCGCGTTCATAACCTGCAGTATTTACAAGCCAACCATCAGAAATGTACATATTATAGGTAGAGGCGAGAGAGATTTTTGGATATCGTCCAAACGAGTTCCCCCCTACTATGTTAACTTTTTCGCGCTTTGCATTAGGGGTTTGTCTCATTGATACTATCCAACCGCCGCTAAGTTAAATGGTCCAGCCCTTTCCAAGATTCACCTGGGCATAATTGATGCTATTTTGCTGCACTAACGTTGAAATCTTGCTCTGCGTCATATCAAATGGACTGCTCCTTTTTGATATCATTTGCTGGTACTTAAGAAGTTGTTTTGCGGGACCTGGAGGTAATACAAAGTCATAAGCTGTGCAAAGCCTGTCTGCTAAAGCATACTGCAAATAATTAATGTAAAACGGGTCAAATCCTTGTGGATAATATGTTGCATTAAATGTGCCATTAATTAAACTAAAGTTCTGGAAAGTAATTGTTGCAGCAGGATTACCGAGACCATTAGTGGCAATTTGAATATTGCCGTTTTGGTTTTGATTTAAAACAAATTGAGTGCCTTGAAAACCTGCTGTAAGTCCAGGCACTGGACCCGCATTAACTGCGTTTACTAATGCTTGAACATCTGCATATGTTCCTTGAAAGTCATAGCCATTAATAACAAATTGTCCAGGAACTAAGGTTGCAAGATGAGTAAACGGATCTGTAGTTATTAACCCAGTCCCAAGATTTACTGTTGCTAAATTTTGCGTAAGGCTTTGGTTCATCGTAACTGACTGAAGCCTAAATAAGCCATTTATTTGACCTGGAAATGTTTGGTCTGGAAAGAAATAAATAAATAAGTTAACGCCGCCAAGTGCTAGTTCATAATGCCAATTAAATGGAAGAGATGTCACATTATTTGCTCTTCCTTGTCCAAAGTATCTATCTCTTGGGACTTTATTCATCTGATAGCGAATAACATCATAAAAGAAAGTGACAGAATTGATTTCTACACAATTCGCAATAAAATACTTTTCCTGATTCGTCAAAAATGTAATAGGAACATATTGCGAATAATACGGAATCATATCTTTTTCGATATTTGTATCCGTTAAAATTTCATTTAATTTTAGAAGTGCCGTCTCCATTTGGTCAGGAGATGGTGTTTGAAATTGGCGAGACACTATACTGCTAGTGTACAGTGCCTCGCTCAATAGCGTGTTAACAGGATATGGAGCAATCGCCATATTCCTATTCCTTATAGCATGTCAAGATATGCCGTAACATAAAGGCTCAAGGTTCCAGTACATTGATAATCAATTTCTGGAATTGAGTCAGTTGGACAATCAACCATTAACCACTGGGGCTGCCCTGCGACAACACCAGAAATAGTTACTTGGCCATTGACTGAAGCCGAGGCATGACTTCTCAACTGAGCTGTATTACCAGCAGCAGTGGGCGCGAACTCCGCAATTAGCTTCACTTGACCAAAATTAGTTAACTTTTGGGTAGTAAGGTTAGGAGGTGGAACAGCTGGAACGGTTAGCAAATTGACTCCAGTCCAGCTAGCTTGCGTACCGCCATTCAGGACTAGGATATTTGCGTCATACCACATCCATCTGTCATTTCCATTACCCGCAATTTGCCAGAAACTCAAGATGTGAGAAGAACCATCAGTTAAAACCGCGCCGACTCTTCTGTACATATCATAGCCAAAAGGCAATAAAGGTTGAACAAAACTTTTTGATAACAAACCTCCAGTTGGCAAATATCCGAATGGATATTGAATAACGTTTGTTGGAGGTGAGACTGCTCCTGTAGGGTATGCATTTGGATAGTTCGGGTTATAAGGGTTATTTGGTGACAAATTCCCAAATTTACTCGATGCAACTACATAAACTGCATAAAACGTATTGATAGCAACCGTTCCTTGATCTAATCCGTTAATCCCATTTGTAGAAATACTTACAACGGTTGGATTATTTCCAGTTTCTTGTTGCTGTGAAAGCAAAAATATATCATTTAAATTGGTATTATCTCGGCATCGACCAGGATACACATTAATCGAAGTCGTAGAGTTATAACCAATCTGCAAACCATTAATGTAATCAGAACCTGCATTACTTAATGTCTGATTCGGTATAGCGACTGCTGCCATAAATTTTTCCTCCTAAATTAGAGTGGGAAGATTAAAGCCATACTATATTCAGGAACCAAAGTTGATCCCCAAATGCAGTCATAGACCGTACCCATCTGATTTTGTCCAAATGTCGCACCATAATACATACGTAGCGACACACCGGTTTCCGAATCATTCGCATTCGCAGTGGGGAATGGCGTTTGATCTGGCAGCATTGGCATACCAACAAATAATGGTTCGCCAGCTGTAATCATTCCTGAACGATGACTTGGCAATACTCTTACCTGCATACCAACTTGAACTTGATTATTCAAGTTTTGGTAATTGGTTGGATTTGCTTGTAATGGCGGATAGACATTCACTGTTACTTGGCTACCACCAGTTGAAGCAGCATTTGCCGTTGCTTGGAACTGCACAGGGCACGATGAGGGTTGATGACCGACAAAAGTCAGATATCTCATATTTGGTTGTCCTGCGACACCATCAATGAATTGGAACTTGTCGTATTGCTTAACTGAGTTTGCATCACCGGCGGCACTTGTACCATTGAACGTAATGGCAGTAATAGAGCCATCTGCTGCAAAGGTAAGCGCGGCTACAGTTAACACTGTTCCAACTTGCCCTTCTGTTCCTGCAATATGAACAGGCAACAAGTTAGATTGATACCAATCGCAATTTGAGAATTCGCCTACTTCCCAAGACATTGCCATTTTATTGTTACGATCTATTACAAATTGATTAAGTCCTGAACCCACGATATTAGGAACAGCAATATCGGATAAATATCCTTTTGCTCTTCCTGAAGCCGAACCAAAGTTTCTAAAGAATGCCAATGCTTGCGCTAATTGGTTGAAGCTATTGATTGGGTTAACACCGTCACCGAAGAATCGGAAGGTATTAGTTACGGTATTTGTTGCGATATTAGCTTCAATCTGTGCTCCAAGTTCTGTAATCGCGGATTTACCGAATCTTTCCATGTAGTCTTCAACGTTAAAAATAAATTGTTGAGACGTAAATGCATAAGAAGCGGATGCTGCATTACCACAAGTTAATACTTGGATGCGTTGGTCTGCCGGTTGAAAGTTTGCAACTAAAGAGTTGGTCACAGTCATTCTTGGTGGTAAATCAAAACCGATCGTGTCGCCCAAATTTCCCACAAAATTTTCGAAGTTTTTAAATTTCGTATTTGCGGTAGAAACAAAGCAGCAGAGATTTTGAAGGAATGCAAGTGAAGACAATTGGTATGTCTGTACCTGTTGCAAAATGTTTGCTGGTATAGCCATTGTGAAATCCTCAAGCTAGATGTTTAATTCTTTAGCGAGGATTCAGCAATTAGGCTTTTAAATACGGAGATTGTCTTAAATCTCTGACCGTCTTCTTGCCGTTATCCGCGCCGACTGTTGAAGATTTAATTCGCGATAAAGGCTCTGGTGCGAGTTGAGTATTAAGCTTTGCGTCAAGATTTGTTTTGATCGAATCTGAAAGTTTGCCCAATTGTCGTCTAGCTAAATCGGGAGACCTTTGAGCTAACTCATCAATCTCAATCAACTTTGATGGATTCTTCACGAGCTCATACATAATCTCGGGTGTATTTTCCATCTCGGTCGCAAGCCAGACCGCATTCGGAAAACTTTCATGTCTAAAGTCTTTCATCATTTCGTTGAAGTCATTAAAAAGTTCAGAACCTTTTCCCATCTTTAGATAGTATTGGTCGACTTTCTTTTGTACTTCACCGGCTAGATGCTCATCCTGGAGTCGCTTTTGTTCG